GATTGAAGAAAAGTATGCTTTAAGAATTAATTTGAATAAAGGTTATTAAATATTTTGTTTATAAGTTTATTTATTATATATTTGTTTAACATTAATAATTAAAATAAAAAGGAACTATGAATGAAGTAATTGAAATATTAGAAAAGATTGAAAAAGATTCTTTTAGAGGTGTTTACACATTAGGGGAAAGGTTTGATTTAATACAAGAAATAAAAGAAGTATTAAAAAGACAACACTTTATATAATGAAAGTAAGCCAAGCAATATGGGATGGTCTTAAAAAGCAAATAGAGTACCATACTGAACAAGATAAAGAAATAACTGATGTTACTATTACATATCAAGTAAGGCCATCAAAAGAACGTAACTTTTTAAAATTAACAGTAAAGCAATAAAGGTAGGGGTTATCCACTAACAATTAAAATTTGGTCGTTGTAATGGTTATCATCGGAAGCTACCTACCTTTTTTAAAACAAACACAAATGGAAGATAAAGACAGAATTAAACAATTAGAGGCACAATTAGCACAGAAGCATACTTATATTCACGAGATACACACTTTACAATGTAGTGATGGAGAATTATATCTTGGTTATGGAGATAAAGATGAATGCTTAATTATTAATGTAGATACATTTTATAAAGACTTGCCATCCATTATTTCAATGGTCTCTAAAGAAAATGCAAAGCAGCAAGAAATGTATGCTGATTTACTTAAAGAATCACTTTCTGAATTATGATATTATTAGTAGATGCAGACAGTTTAATATTTGCTTCTTGTTATAAGAAACGAGAACATCCCGAAGATGAAAAGTATTATACTGACATAGAAGATAGCAGAACAAAGTTTGACCAGCAGTTTATGAAGATTGTAAATGACTTAGAAGAAAAATATACTATTGATAAAGTTATAACATTTAGTGGAAGCAAAGGAAACTTTAGAAAACTTATAACAAAAAAATATAAAGCCAATAGAAAGAAACAAGAACTGCCACCATTACTACACGAGATGCACCAATTTGTAAAAGACCAATATGATTCAATATATGGATTTGGAGTTGAAACAGATGATATGGTTGCGAGGTATTGGAAACAGATTGCAGATGATATTGGTAGGGATGAAGTTATGATAGTTTCAATAGATAAGGATTACAAACAGTTTCCTTGCTTAATGTACAACTATCATTACAAGCACCAAGTTGTTTTGGATATATCAGAAGATGAAGCAATGTATAATTTTTATGAGCAATGTATCGTTGGAGATACTGCTGATAATGTAAACTACTTCAAAGGCAAAGGTGTTAAGTTTGCAGAGAAATACTTTGCAGACTGCACAACAAAATACCAATACACAAGAAAATTATACGAATTATTTAAAGAACAATACAAAGGCAAGGCAAGACAGAAATATGCTGAATGCTATCACTTATTAAAATTAAGAACAAATTAATATGAAACACGAAATTGAATTAAAAATGATAAAAGATTATGTAGACAAATGTGCTGGATATGATATATCAGATAAAAGACGTGATGCTGAAATAGTAAAGTTTAGAACTTTATATTTTAAATTAGCAAAACAAACTACACACTGGAGTTTACAAAAAATTGCTGATATGGTTGGTAGAAACCACGCAACTGTATTACACGCTCAAAATAAGTTATTTGCGGAAATAAGTAAGGATAGGAAAATGATTAAATTATACAGGTATTATAAGAAAGTTATATTAAAGCACCAGGAAAGCCAAGTTTATGAAGATGAATGCTATAATAAACTTCAAGATAAATATAACAAATCGCTAATACAAAACGAGGCTTTAAATCAAATGCTTAGAAAAGATGGCTTAACAGAAAATGAAATGAATTACAGACAATTAGAACTTAAAGAAAAAGAGGCATACGATGAAAGAGCTGCGTTAGTTCTAAAGAGTTTTAAATGGAAAGCAAGAAACGAAGAAGCTGAACTTATAATAGGTTCTACAAATGTTTCTGATGCGAGAGGTATAAGATAATTATGGATTGGGAATTAGAAATAGCATTACATTATCCACATAACAAATTTATGCTAGGCTGGGAGGTTTTACAAGCAGATATGGAATTTAACTACACGACCATAAAGCTATCATTATTTATAGTTACATTTACTTTAGACTTTTAATATGAAAAAGATAATACAAAAGATGCAGCAGCTTATTGATAAACTACCTAAAGGAGAAAGAAGAAAAAAACTATTTAAAGAACTGATTAAATTAAAGTTAGGTAAAAAAACAAATTAAATACGTTATATATATGGAATTAGTAAAGATTAATAAGGTAAAACCAAATGAAAACAATCCTCGTTTAATTAAGGACAGTAAGTTTAAAAAACTTGTAACTTCGATTAAAGAATTTCCAGAGATGTTAAAACTACGTCCTATTGTAGTTAATAAAGATATGATAGTGCTGGGTGGTAATATGAGATTAAAGGCCTGTAAAGAAGCTGGACTTAAAGAAGTGTATATTTTAAAAGCAGATGATTTAACAGAGGAACAACAAAAAGAATTTATTGTAAAAGATAATGTAGGCTTTGGAGAATGGGATTGGGATATATTAGCAAATCAATGGGATAACGTTCAGTTAAAAGATTGGGGAATGGATGTTTGGCAACCCGAAGAAGATGAGGGCTACTCACCCCCCGACGACCCTTTTACCGATACTGGCGTGGGGTATAAGTCTCAATATGGCGTAATTGTTACCTGCAAGTCTGAAAAGGAGCAGGAGGAAGTATTTGAGAGATTATCGGCCGAAGGGTTTGAGTGTAAAATTGTTGTAACATAAAATAGTAATATGAAAATTAAAATAAGAAATAAGACAAAGAACTTTAATAGCTACAGGTCTAATAGGGTAAAGTCTCTATTTAATGCGGAAAGGGGGGACGAGTTTAACTTAGACATAGATGTTCCGGTTGAGGGTAACTGGCAAATTGGGGTTATTGTCGGGCCAAGCGGTTCGGGTAAAACATCAATTGGTAACGAGCTATTTGGCGGTGGCAAGGTTTGTGACCTATATGGGGGCTGGGATAGGGATAAACCCATAGTGGACTGCATAAGCCCGGAGGGTGACTTTAACGAAGTTACCGGCCTACTGGCGGCGGTTGGGCTTGGAGACGTTCCCAGCTGGCTTAGGCCATTTCACGCTTTATCAAATGGGCAGCAGTTTAGGGCTGGGCTTGCTCGGGTGTTGGCAGATGGTGGAGAAAGCCAAATAGTTGACGAGTTTACATCGGTAGTAGATAGGCAGATTGCAAAAATAGGGGCTATGGCGTTCTCAAAAAGTTTTAGGAGAACCACGGATAGGAGGGTTGTTCTTCTGTCCTGCCATTACGATATACTCGAGTATATTCAGCCCGATTGGGTTTTGGACACAGCGTCCGGAGAGGTTAAAAAAAAAACGAAATTGGAGAAAGGCCAAAAATCAAATTGGACATTTGGAGGGTCGGCGGCTCCTATTGGGGAATGTTTAAAGAGCATTATTATTTAGACCTACCTATGCCTCCGGCCGCACAGTACTTCATAGGGGTGGTGGATGGTAGCCCGGTTTGCCACCTTGCGGTTATGCCTATGTTTACCGCCCACGCTTACAGAGCGTCAAGGCTTGTTACATTACCGGAGTGGCAGGGGGCTGGAGTCGGAACCAAGTTTTTAAACTATGTTGTTGACTTTCACAAAGAGGGAAACGGTAGGAGAGGGCATAAGCTACCCACACTATTTCACACGAGCCACCCCCAACTTATCGCCTACCTAAATAGAAACCCGAAATGGGTGCTAAAAAGCCAAATGTTATATGGCGGCAATAAAAAGAAAAGCGGTAAGTCATTAGCAAAGGCACAAGCCGGAAAAAATACAATAGGCTCAAAGGCTGCCGGCGGTTATGGGGGACACTTTAGAGCGGTACAAGGATTTAAATACTTAGGATAAATGTTAAGAATATTTATAAGCGGGCAAAAAAGGTTCGGAGAGGAAATTTTACATCTATGCCTGCTGGAGGGGTATGATGTTGTAGGGGTATGTTGCCCTTTTGACGACAAATATATCGGCAGGCTTGCGTCACTAAATAGTATACCAATAATTATTTCCGGCTCTCTATCGGCTGAAAATATGCCTAAAAATGTTGATTTGGGGGTCACCGCTCATTCCTTTGACTATGTTGGAAAAAGGACAAGGTATGTACCAAAGTATGGGTGGATTGGCTACCACCCCTCAATGTTGCCAAGGCATAGGGGCAGAAGTGCAATTGAGTGGGCAATTAAAATGGGCGACCCAATAACCGGCGGCACAATATTTTGGCTTAACGCCGGAATAGATAGGGGGGATATTGCGTATCAGGAGTGGGTATGGATTACTCCGGAGATGGCCGCAAGCCCAAATCGTGGAGCAAAAAAGTTATGGCACGAGGAACTTTTGCCTATGGGCGTAAGGCTATACAAGGAGGCTCTAAGGGATATTTCTAAGGGGATTATAATAAGGACACCCCAAAGAGGCGACGTATCAACGTTTGAGCCGTCAACAAAGGTAAATGATATTTATAGGCCAGATTGCCTAATGTTAAACGAAAAAAATTAGCTATATGAAAGAAATTAACAAGGACAAAAGTAGACACATAAAAAAGGAGTCGCTACTAAAATCACTTGAACAAAGTTTAGGGGTGGTTACAGTAGCCTGTAAGAAAGCGGATATACCAAGAAGTACATACTACAAATGGTTAAAAGAAGATGAGGTATTTGCAAAGGAGGTTAAGGATATTGAAAATGTAGCCTTAGACTTTGCTGAATCACAATTACATAAACAAATATCTGAAAACTCAACTGCTGCTACGATATTCTATTTAAAAACAAAAGGTAAAAAAAGAGGTTATATTGAACGCCAAGAAATAACAGGCGCTGATGGTATGCCTACAAACTTTCAAATTGAAATAATTGGTAGGAATAAAGATAAAGACTAATATTGTTTACGAACATTTATTAGATACTGATTCTAAAATTGTAGTTGAACAAGGTGGAACAAGAAGTGGTAAAACATACAATATCCTTCTTTGGATTATATTTGAATACTGCACAAATAATAACAATAAGATTATAACTATATGCCGTAAATCATTTCCAAGTTTACGTGCTACTGTTATGAGGGATTTTATAACTATTCTACAAGAGCATAAATGCTATTCTGAAACCTTTCATAATAAATCTAATTCTGAATATAATCTATTTGGAAACCTTGTTGAATTTATATCTTTAGACCAGCCACAAAAAGTAAGGGGACGTAAAAGAGATTTACTATTTGTTAATGAAGGAAACGAATTGTATTATGAAGATATGCAGCAGCTTCTATTTAGAACACAAGATAGGATTATACTTGACTTTAATCCATCAGATGAATACCATTGGATATATGATAAATTAATACCAAGAGATGATTGTACTTTTTTTAAAACAACTTACATAGATAATCCTTTTATAGAAGAATCTATTGTAAAAGAAATAGAACGCCTTAAAGATACAGACGAACAATATTGGCAGATATATGGTTTAGGAGAAAGAGCAGCCAGTAGAAGCACTATATTTAAGTATGTTGAGGTTAATCAAATACCTTTAGAAGCAAACTTAATTGCTTATGGAATGGACTTTGGATATACCAATGACCCTACAACCTTTGTAGCAGTTTATAGTGAAAGTCATAACCTTTATATCCAAGAGCATCTTTACAGAACACAAATGACCACCAATGATATTAATGTCTTTTTAAAGGATTTAAAACTTACAAGCAGCCCAATCTATGCAGATAGTGCTGAACCAAGATTAATTAGTGAACTGCGAAAGATGGGGCATAATATATTTCCAAGTATAAAAGGAAAGGATTCAGTTAACGCAGGTATTGATTTACTTAAAAGATATAAGATACATATAATGGCAACCTCAACAAATGCTATAAGTGAGTTTAGAAACTATAAATGGAAGGAAGATAAAGCTGGTATGCTTACAAATTCTCCAGAGGATAAGAATAATCACATTATTGACCCGTGCAGATATGCAACTTACTCTATTTTAAGCAGACCAAACTTTGGTAAATATGCACTACATTAAAAAATAAATAAAAAAAAAGTTATTAAAAGTTTTGTTTATAAGTAAAAAGGTTTTATATTTGTTTAACATTAAAAAACAAAAACAGAAATTATGAGAACATTATTAAAGTACAAGCAAAATTTAAGAATACAAGGAAGGGATGTATGGTCATATTCCACAATAGTTGCAAAAATAGATGGCAACGATTTACACCAATTAGGATATTGGTCGCAGACTACACAGAAGCACATTAATTATGTAGCAAATCAATTAGGTTTAACTTTAATAAAAGACTAATGAGAGCATTAAAACTATTTTACGAGCAAAGATTAATCAGTCACAATATAAAGCCTTACAAGGTTGTAGAATTACCGACTGGTATAAAAGCAGAACACTATATTAACGGAGATATTAAAATTGTAAAGATATGAGTTGGGATGATTTTTTAAATCCACACGAGCAATCAGAATATGAATGTTATGAATGTGGTGCAGATATGGAAGAAGACAAACAATACTGTTGCAGCAAATGTTTTGAAAGCAGTATGAGGTAAGTTAGTAGTTTAAGTTGATGATGAATTAAGGTATGCAGAAATGTATGCCTTTTTTTTATTATCTTTACTATTATAAAAAACTCAATTAAAAACGTTATATAGATATGAAACTTAGTATTAAAATACCAACATCATTAAATGAAATTACATTAAGGCAATATAAAAGGTTCTTAAATATTCAAGAATCAGAAAAAAACACAAGATTTTTAAATGCTAAAATGATTGAAATATTTTGTGGCATAAAGCTTAAAGATGTAATGCTTTTAAAAGTTAGTGATGCGGAAGAAATATCAAATATATTAACAGAATTATTTGAGGGTAAACCAAGTCTTGTAACGAAGTTTAAAATAGGAAAGGTAGAGTATGGTTTTCAACCTCAACTTGATGATATGTCATTAGGGGAATATATCGACTTAGATACTTTTATAGGAGATTGGGACAATATGGAAAAAGCAATGAATGTTTTATATAGACCAATAATTGTAAAGTTAAAAGACAAATATAATATTGAAGAATACAAAGTAGGTACAGAACAGAATTTATTGGATATGCCAATGGATGCAGTTTTATCTTCTATATTTTTTTTTTGGAATTTAGGACTGGACTTATCGACAACTATGATGAACTATTTGGAGGGGGAGGAAGTGGAAGCCTTGATGCAGGAGCAAACTTCTCAAAAAAATGGGGATGGTATCAAAGTATCTTTGGACTCGCTCAAGGAGATATTACAAGATTTGAAAATATCACTAAACTAGGTTTTCACGAATGTTTTACAATGCTATCATTTATGAAAGATAAAAATGAACTAGAAGCAAAACAAATTAAAAAGAATTTTAAATGAGCAATCAAGGAATAAGAGGTTTTTACCAATTAACAGAAACTATAAAAGAACAGCTGCTAATAGACAAAAATATTAATACTGTTACTACTGGAGATATTAGTGATGTAAACCTCAACAAGCAAGATATATTTCCGCTTGGTCATATTATTGTAAATAATGTAGTTGTAAATGAGCAGACTTTAGATTTTAATATAAGCGTATTAGCCTGTGATATTGTAAACCAATCAAAGGATGATACGGCCGATAGATTTAGAGGTAATAATAATGTACAAGATATTTTAAACACGCAGCTAGGCGTCTTAAATAAGCTTGTGCAAAGGTTAAGAATGGGAGACTTATATACTGATATGTACCAATTAAATGGAACAGCAAGTTTACAACCGTTTTATGATAGGTTTGAAAACCAATTAGCGGGGTGGACTGCAACTATGGATATACAAATTTACAACGATATATATATTTGCTAATGAATGGTTATAAAAATTTAAATGGAGTATTAGAGCAGTATGCAAAGTATGTTATTCAGCAATCCAAAACAAACCTAACTAAAAATAAAAAAGGTGGAGGGGATTTATATAATTCTTTAAGCTATGATATTCTAATTGAGAATGAAGATTTTTTAGTTGATTTTCTAATGGAGGACTATGGTATTTTTGTAGATAAAGGTGTAAAAGGAAAAACAAGCACATATCCTGAAACACAGGCTGCACTATCACAGTTTCAATATGGTAGTGGTACTGGCCCAAAAGGCGGACTGACTAACGCAATTTATAATTCAAAAACAAAGACAGGTTGGCTAAAGAAAAAGAAATTTCAATGGAAAGACAAAAAGACTGGCAGGTTTATGTCTTATGAAAGTATGGCTTACATAATAGCAAGAAGCATTTATAATAAAGGATTAAAAGCAAACCTATTCTTTACAAGACCATTTGAAAAAGGATTAGAAAAATTACCACAGGATTTATATAAAGCATTTGTAACAGATGTAGATAGTTCAATAATATTAGGAAAAAAATAGATATGGCATTAATAGCATTAAGAAGCCCACAGTTTAAATTTATAGAAGTACCAGCAATCGGCACATTTTTATCTGTCGAGTGCAAAATAAGAATTAATACCGTAAATAGGTATACTCTATATAAAAACTCCCCTAAAAAAGCTTCAACAATAAATTTTGATATATCAGAACTTGCAAGAGATTATTTAGATATAACTTATGATGTTAATTATGTTCCTCAAACTATTGATATTGTTACAACGCTTTCCCTTTTTGAAGGATTAAATGGTACTGGAGCCCAAACTGGAATTGTAAGTTTTACAGATGTTGGTTTTGAATCTTATGGAGAATTTGAACAAGGAACAAACCCCACATTACCAACAACTGCTTATTTAATATCTAAAAACACCGATACAAACGAAGTACAATTATACTATCCACTAACCGAAGGTTTTGCTCCAATATATACAGGAAAAGTACCACAAACTATTGGTAGTTCAATACAAGTAATTAGTTTTAGCGGTACTGATATTGCAATAGGTGGAAACTATCCATCAACTATAAAACGAATAGGATGTACTAAATATGGGCAAGGTAGAAAAATAATATTTATAAATAAGTTTGGAGTACAGCAAGATTTATGGTTCTTCTTAAAAGAAACAAAAACATTAGGTAGAAAAAACGAGGGCTTTAAATCAAATACATTAACATACCCAAACACAAACGACCCAGCAACCTATTCTATAAGCGATGCACCCAATAAAGTATTTAATACAACCGCCAAGCAAACATTTACTTTAAGTAGCGGTTACTATCCTGAACAAGCAAATCAATTCTTTGAGCAGTTACTATTGTCTGAATACGTTTGGTTTGAAAGACCAAAGAAAACAAATCCAAGTGTTAATGAAGTTGTCCCTGTAAAGGTTAAAACCTCATCTATGGCTTTTAAAACATCTGTAAACGATAGGTTAATAGAATATACAATAGACTTTGAGGAAGCGTTTGATTATATAAACAATATTAGATAAATGCAAAAATTAGTATTATACATTGATTCTGAAAGAGTAGATTTATTTAAAGATGAAACGGTTTCTCTTACGCAGACAATTCAAAATGTAAAAGACATAAAGAAAATATTTACTGAATTTACTCAAACGTTTTCTGTTCCTGCAAGTAAAATAAATAACAAGATATTTAAACACTATTACAATTTTAATATCAGCAATGGTTATGATGCAAGAATAAAACAAAATGCTACCTTAGAACTTAACGACTTACCATTTAAGAGTGGAAAAATAGCGCTTAATGGTGTTGACTTAAAAAATAATTTAGCCCATACATATAAGATTACTTTTTTTGGAAATACTGTAGATTTAAAAGATATAATAGGGGGTAATGAATTAAGCGATTTATCTGATTTAAACCAATATAATCAAACTTATACATTTAATGCTGTTAAAGCAAGGTTACAACAAGCAACTGCTGACGGCAATATATTAGTACCATTAATTACACATACTGAAAGTTTATTTTATAATTCTAGCACATCACAAAGTGGAGAAGGAAATATGTATTACGGGGGTGCTAATTCGTTTGCAAATAATGGCGTTGTTTGGTCGCAACTTAAATACGCTATAAAAGCACAAACAATAATAACTGCTATTGAAGTTCTGTTTCCATCTATTGTTTTTTCAAATGATTTTTTTAATAATTCATCTATTGAAGAATTTGATAATTTATTTTTATGGTTACATAGAAAAAAAGGAAATGTAACATCAGGAAGTGAAGATGGTGCAATATGGTCACAGGTCGATTCTTTAGTACAATCATCTTGCTCAGGAACAAATGGTTGTGTTGAAAATTCAACTGTAAATAGCGGGTTAATAACATTAGCACCCTTGCCCGGTTATATAATAACTGGCACGGATTTAAACGTATTCCCAGTAGATTCAACTATTCAATATAGCGTAAGAATTATAAGACAAGGTTTTGGAGTAGTGGCACAAAGAAATAATGTTTCAGGAATCCAACTTGATATAACTAATGGTGTTACGCTACCATCTAACAGTACTTACTCTGTTCAATTTACTTCAGCAAGTTCTGGTTTTGAAGTTGAATTAACTTGGGGTATTGGATGGTTTTTAACTTCTGACTTTTTTGTAAATGGTAGTACTACTTATAGATATAGCCTTACAGCACCTCTTTTTTTTACAACGTCATTAAACATAGAATTTAATATAACAGAACAAATACCAAAAATGAAGATAATAGATTTTCTTACTGGTTTATTTCAGATGTTTAATCTTACAGCTTATGTTGATGAGAGTGGAACTATCGTTGTTAGAACTTTAGATAGTTATTATGCTTCTTCTACGTCAGCAGCAATAAATATTGACCAATATTTAGATACTTCAAAATCAGTTGTTGATTCAGCTTTGCCATTTAAAAGTGTTAGTTTTTCATATAAAGGATTAGGAACTTTTTTAGCTAAACAATTTGAGCAAACATTTAACACAGGATGGGGTTCTTTATCATATACTTTAGACGGTTTAATTTATGATGCACCATCAGATGATTATAAAATAACTTTGCCATTTGAACACGTAATGTATGAAAGACTATATGACCAAAATGGAACGCCAACACCAACCACAGTACAATGGGGTTATTTTGTAGATGACAACCAAGAACCTTACTTTGGTAGTCCATTATTATTTTATCCGATACATCAAATATCAGGTGTAGGTTTTACCCCAGATTCAACTGCTATAAAATCAGTAAGCGGAACAGGTAGTAGAGAACAATTACAAAAATATTATATACCATCCAATACAATTGGTAGAGATTGTACAGGTAGTTTAAAAAGTTTGCATTTTAACGTAGAAATTAACGAATATAATTTATCTACTTGCTTTGTAGATACTTTATTTAATACTAAATATAAAACTTACATTGAAGATGTTTTTAATTTACAAAGAAGATTAACAAAAGTAACTGCCTATTTACCATATAAAATATTTAGTAGTTTAGAATTAAATAATAAAATACAATTAGGTCAAAACGATTACAGAATTAATTCAATAAAAACAAATCTGACTAATGGCAAGACTGAATTTGAATTATTAAATACAATACAATGATAAAAAACATAATAGATTTGCTTCAAGTGGCTAATGGAGAAACAGAAAACATAAAAATAGCACAAGGTAAAAATGCGTTACCTACAACTTTTAAACAAGGCTTTAAACAAATTAAAAGGATAATCAAATGGCAATAGAAAAAGAATACACTTTAAAGCTAAGTACCCAACAAGCACAAGAAAATGTAGATGAGTTAAATAAGTCTTTAGAAGCACAAGCTGATTTAATAGATGATATTGAAAAGGAAATTATTGGTTATGAAAAGCAATTAAAGAAAACATCTAAAGCAGATTTAGCAGGACGTAAAAGCCTTAATGATAAAATAAAGATAACTAAGGAAAGATTAAAGGATGAAAAAGTTGCCTTAAAAGACGTAAATAAGGAAAAGAAAAAAGCTAATGAAACCTTAAAAGAATCAACTGCAAACTCTAAAGATTATAGTGGTGTTCTTGGTATTATAGACCAAAAAACTGGTGGTGCAATATCTGGATTTACTAACCTTACAAGCTCAGTAGGAGGTGCTACAAAGGGTTTTAATCTTTTAAAGATAGCTATTATAGGTACAGGTATTGGTGCTTTATTGATAGCTATTACAGCAGTTACAGCAGCGTTTACATCATCAGAAGAAGGGCAAAATAAGTTTGCTAAAATACTTGCGGTTGTTGGTTCTGTGGTTGATAACCTTGTGACTTTGTTATCTGATTTAGGTGAAAAGATTATATCTGTTTTTGAAAATCCTAAACAAGCTATAAAAGATTTTTCTAATTTAATAAAAGAAAATATAGTAAATAGGTTTGAAGGTTTAATGGAACTTATACCAGCACTTGGTAAGGCAGTTTCTTTATTATTTAAAGGAGAATTTTCAGAAGCTGGGAAGGTTGCTGCGAATGCAGTTGGTAAAGTTGCTTTAGGCGTTGAGGATGTTGTAGGTAAAACAGAGGCAGCAATAAATGCTACTAAAGATTTTGTTGACGAAATAGTAAAAGAGGGAAAAATTGCTGGTCAAATAGCAGACCAAAGAGCAAAGGCAGATAAATTAGATAGGGATTTAATAATTGAAAGAGCAAATGCAAATAGAGATAGAGCAGACTTATTAAATAAAGCAGCTGACAGAGAAAATAAAAATGTACAAGAAAAAATAGGATTCTTAAAAGAAGCTGGGCAAATAGAAGAAGATATAACTAACAAAGAAATTGAAGCAGCTAATTTAAGGTTACAAGCAAAGATAGCAGAAAACGAACAAGCCAATTCAACTAAAGACGATTTACTTGAAGAAGCTAATTTAAAAGCAAAATTAATTGATTTAGAAACTGCTAAATTAAGAAAGGCAAAACTTGTTACTACTCAAATAGCAACTTTAAATGCTGAAGCAAGAGCAACAGAAGTAGCGGCAAAAGCAGCACAAGATTTAAAAGATAAAGAAAAAGATGCAGCTGAATTAGAAGCAGCAAAGAAATTAGTAGAATTAAAAGGGCAAATTGCAACTGCTTTAGCGTTAAGTGAAGATGAAAAAAGAGCATTAGAAATTACAAAAATACAAGCGCATTATACAAAACTTATTGAATTAGCAAGGGCGCAAGGAATATTGACTGCTGAATTGGAAGCTGAACTTAATTTAGCAAAAGACGAAGCTACTGCTGCCATTGCAGTTAAAACTGAAGAAACAGAGGCTCAAACCCAAGCTGATTGGCTGGCAAGATACCAAGAAAGGATTGGTAAAATTAGCGCTGTTGTTGACCTTGTTGGTCAAACTTTAGGAGTTATTGCTAAAATGCAACAAGCTAATTTCGACCAAGAAAATAGAGATGGTGACCAGTCCGAAGATGCAAAAGAAAAACGAGCAAAGAGACAATTTAAAGCACAAAAAAAATTAAATCTTGCTATGGCAGTTGTAAATGCTTCACAAGGAATACTTTCATCTTTAGCGCAAGCGCCAGTAGCAATTGGGGTTGTACCAAGCCCAGTAGGTATTGCTTCTTTGGCAGTAGCAACAGCAGCTGGAATAGCAAACATAGCAACAATAGCAAAAACTAAATTTTCTGGCGGAGGTGGAACACCTCCAGCACCTCCCGAAGTGGGACAAGTATCATCAGCACCCCCAGCATTTAATGTAGTAGGTCAATCAGATACAAATCAATTAGCAGATGCAATAGGAGGACAAACACAACAACCAGTACAAGCATTTGTAGTTGCAAATGAAATAACTACTGCACAAGAAT